TGACCCATCTGCAATTATGGCAATCAAGTCAGGCACAGCAACATTTGCAACAGTAGCGCCAACACCAGTTGCGCAACTTGAGTCACTAATGTCTAACAAGTCACTTACACCTGATGCAGTAGGCGCGCTTAATAACGCACTTGCTTCACAGCGTTTGGCTATGCAGGACATTCAGAAGGAAATCACACTTACATCTCCACTTAGCACATCTTTTGCAGCCTTCGACCTAGAAGCGCCTGCAAAGTTGCTTACACCACGCCCTACACCTCTCCGTAACCGCATCCCTCGCAAGAAGGGCGTTGGCACATCACACCGTGTCAAGAGAGTACTTGGTTACACAGGCACAGGAACTGGCGGAGTTGGTAACACTTGGCCGGGAATTACACAGAGCACAACAACAGCATTTGGTTCAATTAACTTTGAGCGTGGACCACAAATCTCATATGCTGCTGATGACCTAGTGCTTCCTTACAACTCTTACTCACTATCTGATGCTGTGTCATTTGACGCTAACTTCTCAGGTATGGGCTATCAGGACCTTCGCCAACTTTCATCTACTTCAACTCTATATGCCACAATGCTTATGGAAGAACGAATGATGCTAATGGCACGCGGAACTGCAAGCGGATACTCAGGCGCACTAGCGGCACCTGCATCTGTAACACTTTCATCACCAGTTGCAAGCGGCTCACAGACAGCACTTGCAGCAGCAACTTACTTTGTTTATGTAACAGCAAACGCTGGTATCGCAGGCTCAGGCTTCGGCGAATCTATCGTTACATCTGTTCAATCAACAGCAGTTGCATCAGGCGATGTGCTTTCAATTTCTTGGGCTGCCGTAGAAGGTAACATTGGTTACAACATCTATGTAGGCACAACAACTGGCACAGCAAACTGCACATATCAGGGAACAGCGCAGGGAACTACTGCCGTTATTCAGGGTGCAGGAACTGTTGGTCTAACTGGCAATAACTTTGCTTACTCAACAACAGGAGCAGCCGCATCACGCGCAAACGCAGACACATCTGCATATGCAACTGGCTATGACGGCATTCTGCCTACTGTTCTTGGTCCAAACTCAGGTTACAGCAACGTAATCAATAACACTTTCAGCACTTCTAACCCAGGAACTGAATACCAGACCGTGTTCTACAACCTCTACAACAATGTTAAGGCTGACCCAGATGAGATTCTCATTAACGGTTCAGACCGCAAGCAGTTGTCAGACGCAATTAAGAACGGTTCAACAGCAAACTATCGTCTAAACCTCACACAAACTGAGGCTGGTGACTACATTGGTGGTGCAACAATTGGTGCGCTATACAATGAAATCACAGGCAAGATGGTTCCTTTGACTGTCCACCCTTGGTTGCCACAGGGCGTTTCCCCTGTTCTGTCCTATACTTTGCCAATCCCTGATACTGAGGTATCAGATGTTTGGTCAAACTTTATGGTGCAGGACTATATGGGTATTCAATGGCCTGTAACTCAGTTCCAGTACGAATTTTCCACCTATTTCCGTGGAACATTCTTCTGCACCGCTCCTGCTTGGAACGGCGCAGTATCAGGAATTGTTGCTGCATAATGTGTCTAGTATGCGGATGCAACCAACCAGCAGTTAGCCACGGCGGCGGTCAGACAACTTTGCCTGACGGCACAATTGCCACAATGACTACGGCTGTAATGGTTACACCTAACGAAACACCTAAGTAATTCGTGTAGGAAAGGTGGCGCGTCAGATAGTGGGCGCGCCACTTTTTTAACTTAAAGGGGCAAAAGTGGGAAGATTATTAGCGTCAGATGGCGGCGTTAAAGGCGTGGATATTAAAACAGAACGCGGCGTGAGTTCATATAACCCCGACAAAAAGGGCGTTATAACAGTTGACAACCCAACGCACGCTAAGCGATTGAAGGCAGAAGGTTTTTTTGAAGCATCACTAATGGGTCCAACTGTTGGTGGCGAAAGTCTTGGTTACACTTGCATTGAGTGTGGCTTTGGGAGTTGGTTTGCTTTGTGTAGCCGTTGCGGTCATAACAACAGCACAACACCTAGAGATGGAGAATAATGGCAATTGGTCTAAATACGGACACGTTCTTTGAGAGCCCATATCTAACTGCGGCTGAATATCAGAACGCGCCTACCTCAATTGATTTCAGCAATTTGGTTGTGGGTGGCAATTCTGCCGCGCAGGAAGCCGAACTTAGCCGAGTCATTTTGCGAGCGTCATCATTTCTTGATGAGTATTTGAACCAAAATCTTGTTGCCACTCGCAAGACAGAAACACAACGCACACGATTTATGCCTAACGGTTTTATATCGTTACATCCAAATCAAAATCCAATCATCGCGTTGGAGTCTTTTTCATACGGAATGGCGCCAAATCAGTTATACACAATCCCAGACCCGTCTTTGTGTTGGTTTGAGTCGCAACAAATCATTATTCCAGTTAGCCAAATGTCGCTTACTTGGTCATCTAGCGGTCCACTTTCGTTTGGTGGTGGCGGTTCTAATTACAACCAAATCTATTGCCAATACACATATACTTCTGGATACGTTAATAATCCAATTGCGGTGGCTGTTGCAGGCGCTTCGTCTATGACAGTTGCCAACCCAACGGGTATTGTGGCAGGTCAAGCGTTACGCATCTATGACGGGTCAAAATCAGAGTTAGTTTATGTGGCAAGCGGTTATACATACGGCTCTACAACGGTCACACTAGCCTCTCCGTTGCTCTATGACCACGCGGCAGGCACAACCTTTGGTAATCTGCCAAACGCCATCAAAGAGGCTTGCATCCTTGTCGCAACCGCTTTTATCAAGATGCGTGGCGATAGTTCTATGACTATGCAGGTAACGGTTAATCCAAGCGGAAATATTACAGGCGCAGAGCGTTACGGCTCAGAGATTGCTCTTGCTTTGGAGATGGTCAGCCTATATAGGCGAGTCCGATAATGACTACGCTTACAGGTCGCGCCGCCGTTCGGAAACAGTTGTCAAGTTTTATTGGCAACCCACCAATTGCTACATTAAATCAAGTATGGACTTCATTTCCTAAGAACATTAACTTTCAGGTTAATGCACAGGCAGGGCAAATGTCGCGGTCTGCTTGTGTTGTCTTTATCCAGCAAGAAACCGAAACACGCTTGGCGATTGGCGGCTCACATAGCGGCTGGAAGCGTGTGGACTATACAGTTGTGCTGCAAATCTTCCAACACTCCCTACACCGTGATTCTACGGCGGCAATGGATGATTTTGATATACTTATTGATGCCATAAAAGAACGGCTACGCTCCGACCACAACTTTGGTGACACAAGTGGCACCTTAGTTTGGCAAGGTGCAGAGCCAATTATTGACGCCTTTTATGGTGAGCCAAGCACAAACAAAGAAGGGGCAACGGAAACGTTTGCTGAATTGCAGTTTGATGTTACGCAAATGATTCAAGCATAAGGAGATGCAATGAAATACAAATACAACGGAACAGATGAACGCGTGTTTCCTTCGCTTGGACTTGTCGTAAAGCCCAGCGAGGAATTTGAAGCACCTGATAATTTTGTTGCCGCAGATGTTGTGCCTAGCACAGCAGTAACAACAAAAATAGCCAAGCCATCAACAATGTCTGTTGCGACAGACTTACCGCAGGAGAGTGAATAAATGTCAGTTCAAAATTCCGTTCGTTCCTATATAGGAATCGCAAAAGAAGCAACAAAAGGCACAGCAGTTGCGCCAACAGATTTTATCCCAGTAGCCAAAGATTCATTAAAGCCAGTAGATATTGTGGACCCACTTTACGATACAGGCTTGCGTGGCTCAAATGTTGTTAATTACAACTACATTCCGGGTCGCACACGCTCTACATTTGATTTTGGCGGCGCAGTATTTGCCGACACCATTGGATATGGACTTGCTGGCGTTCTGGGTTCAGTTGTAACAACAGGCGCAAGCGCACCTTTTACTCATACTATTAGTTTGCTGAACAGCCTAACTAGCGGTGCAGATACACAGCCAATCTCTTACACACTTACCGACTTTTATGCCGTTGATGTGCGTTCATACCCTGGTTGCCAATTCTCAGACTTTTCGTTAAAGTTTAACGCAGACGGAATGTTGGAATATGACACCAAAACAACTGGCTGGCAATCAAGCACAGTTGCAGACCCAACGCCAACCTTCTCAACTGTATTGCCTACGCCAGTTTGGCGCGGCACAGTTTCAATTGGGGGTTCCGCCGTATCAACTGCGATGGAAGGCTCGATTGAGATGACACGCGGCGTTACACCTATTTATGGAATTTCTAACACACAGAATCCATATCAGGTATTTCTTGGCGCACTTGAAGTTACAGGCAACATTAAGTTTGTAATGGAAAATGATGACCAACTTACTAATTTCCTTACCAACGTTCAGCCAGCCATTGTTCTTAACTGGGCATATGGCGCAGGCGCGACAGCAGTTCAAATCCAAGCCACAATCACTAAAGGCGCTTATACCGCCGCAATGATTGAGCGTGGAGACGATTTTGTATCAGTTTCTATTGAACTCAACGCACAAGCAAATACCACAGATGATGGCGCAAGCGGTGGCTTTGCACCAATTAAGTGGGTATTGCAAAATGCAAAGGCTTCTGGCACTTACGCGTAAGGTCAGAAAATAAGTGCTAAGGGGCGGTCGCAGAAAACGCCTTCCTTTCTCTCGCCCCTTAGCACCTTTTATAAGTTAAAATAGGAAGGCAAACCCTATGGAAGGAAAACAAAATGGCAAGTAAAACAGTTAAGTTACCAAGCGGCGCAGAGGTAGTCCTACGCGACCCAACTACGCTAAGAGTTAAAGACCGCCGAAAGATATTCGCTAACGCTTCTACTGCCAAAGAAGGCATTATGCAAGCGCTATCGCTTACTGACGGCTTAATTGCTGTCCTAGTTGAGTCTTGGACTTTGGACTTAATGATTCCATCTATTCGCATTTCGTCTATTGACGAGATGGAGATGGCGGATTATGACGCGCTAACAGACCACACTAAGGAAGCGCAAAAGGTTCTATTCCCTCAGACGCAAGAAAATGATGAATCAGCAAAGGATATCGAAAGCCCTTTCGCAGACTCCAACGATTAAAATGGTTACTTGAAGGCGGCGAACGCCACGAAGCCTTTTCGTATCCTGATGAAGAATGGCTTTACTATGTCTGCGCCAAAGAATTTGGCTGGACACCGCTAGAGGTTGATGAGCAACCAGCAGGCACTTTGGATTGGTTGCTCGCAATCTCGGCGATAGTGAAAAAGGTGGAAAGTGATAACCAGTAATCTAAAATTGGTAAAAGAAGCCACTAAAAAGGCTGGCAAATCAATTGATGATGGCGCACGCGCTACGCGTGACGAAATGATGACCACTTTAATCCAATTGGCTAAAGCCGAGATAGTAGGCAGGCGTCCAAAAGGCGAGCGCGCTACATCAGGACAACCACCTATGAACCGAACAGGTAATTTGCGGCGCTCTATTCGCGGCGAGAAATACGATATTGGTTTTGCCAAATATGCAGCAATCGTTGGACCAACTATGATTTATGGTCGAGTAGTAGAATTAGGTGGCGCGCCTACTTGGACTAAAGGACAAAAGTTCCCATATATGTCGCCTGCCTATGCCAAATTTAGGCTTGTTGCCCCTAGAATTGTGCAAAAACATATGGCGTTAGGTGGTAAATAATGGCAAGTTTCTTACCGCCAGCCATATTTGAGATTAAGGCTGTTGCTGACCAAGCCATCGCAAAGTTCAAAGAAGTTGAAGGTCAATTGGACAAAATTGGCAACGAAGCCGATGGCGCTGGCGGCAAGATTTCCAAAATGGATAAGGCTAGTAAGTTTGCTACTGGCGCTTTAATTGGTATGGGAACAGCGTTTGCAGGTTTTGCAGCAATAGGCATAAAAGGCGTTATAGAAGATGAAAAAGCCTTTAATAAACTAGGACAAACGTTTTCTAATCTGGGCATAAACATTGAAGCCAACCGCAATTTAGTGGGCGACTTGGATGCGGCTTACTCTAAATTAGGTTTTGGCGGCGATGAAACCGCAACTGCCTTAAATAGATTGCTTTCAACTACCAATGATTTAGAAAAGTCACAAGATTTACTATCTCTTTCGGCAGATTTGGCTCGCGTAAAAAATATAGATTTGGCTTCTGCTTCCGCAATAGTTGGCAAAGCAAGTATGGGTGGCGCTAAAGCATTTAAGGAAATGGGTATTGAATTAGATACCACTTTGCCTAGAGCGGAAGCCATTACAAAAGCAATGGGTCAATTAACCGATAAAGTAGGCGGTCAGGCAATTGCATACACCGAAACGTTTGCAGGTCAGTTAGTTGTATTGCGAGAGCAAATATCGGCAGTTGCAGACACAGTAGGTGCCGCTTTATTGCCATACTTAAAACAAGCGGTTGAAACAATTGCTAATGCCATAGATTTTGTGAAACGTAACGCTGCGGCGTTCAAAGTTCTTTTGAGCGTAATTCTTACTATAACAATTGCACTTGCCGCATATAACGCGGCAATTAAAGTGCAGATGGCTCTTACTAAAGCGTGGTCTGTAATAACTGGCGTTCAAGTTGCAATAACTAAATTATTAACTGGACAACAAAAAGCACTTAACACGGCAATGAAATTAAACCCTATTGGTCTTGTAGTTTCTGCCGTTGTTTTACTTATTGGCGCTATGCTTTTATTGTGGAATAAATCTGAAACTTTCCGTAAGATGATGATTGAAATTGGGAAAGTTGGCGTAAAA